CCCTGCCGTATTGGTAAGGTAGCCTTTTAAACTTCCCGTATTAGTCGGTCTGTCAACGCTAAACCCGTGCGTATGGCTAGGCAATTCCTGCGCCGTTAAAGTGTGTGTAGCCTCTCCGCCCGTAGAGCCTAGCGGGTAGTTAGTGCCTGCTGCCATTAAAAAGCGGTTTTGTATCTTATCCCAAGTTCCGCCAAAGATTGTATCGGGGTTAACATTGTTAACGCTCATATATATTGAGCCTACGGGGTAAATCCTTTCCCATACGCCCGCTATAGCGTCCCTTGTAGCCTTAATACTTGGCGCGTTAAGTGTATCATTTGTTACTACTGTTAAATCGTCTATTACTTTCCCGCCGTCTCCTAGCGGAGTTGTTGCTACTTTTTTAATCCACTTCATATTGTCGCCCCCTTAAGCTATTCTAAAGCATAATCTATTACCAACCGCGCCCGAAGATGAGTTATCTGTCTCACTCATTCCCGTTACGTAAGTTTCGCCGTCCACCATAAACTCGTACGTTGTTTGATATAAAAGGGTGTTAGGGCATAGTGTCAATAGTTTTGCGTCTCCGCCGATAAAATCGCTATGTTGGTCGAATATTTCGGCTATTTGGCATACATTTATAGTAGGGCTTACTAGTGTCCCTGCATATGGTCTCAATCTTGTTATAACTCCGTTGTTGTCGTCATACCACAAGTAATAGTGCGAGTCCCTATAACTCCTATAGATGTATTTATATGTTCCGTCTGCTTGTTTCAAGGCGCAGAATTGGAAACATTTATCTACAACCGCCGTTGCAGGCGCATTAGTAAAGATTGCCTTGAGGACTATACCCCCGTTTTTTAAAGTAAAGTATTCGGCTTTCATTGCGTAACCCGAATAACCCGAACTTACCCAAGTGTCTTTATAATCGTCGCTTGAAATAAGTTTAGTCGTATTAGACTCGGGGCTTAACTCTATTAAAACGTTACCGCTATCATCATCTCCCCAAGTTACTGTATTAGTACCGACTTGTCTAAACCCCATAGCTACAAACATAGCTATTACTTCCGAAAGTCCGCTACCGCCACTATCAATTATTGCCATTGTTTAAAACTCCTTTCTATATGTCGGGATATACTACGGGAGTAAATGTAGGATTATAGTTTACTCCTGCGTCTCCACTTGTTGCACATCTCATTAAAAACCCGCTATAATCTCCGCCCATACCCTCGGGCGCTTGCGTGTCTACGTAGCCCTCGGGCGTGTCTGTTCCGTCGTATGCTATTATAGCGCCCGTTGGTACTTCATAGCTTACGCCCTGCCCCGTGTCGCCTTTATCGCCTTTTACTAGCGTTGTGTTAAATATTATATTAGTTGCCATTTGTTACCCCCGTTTCTTTATAAAGCTCGTACCCCTGCGGTATAGTGTCGCCGTCAAAAGCTACTATGCCCTCTTGTGGTACTGTGGTATCGTTTCCGCCTACTTGGTTACTACCCTTGTCGCCTTTTACTAAGATTTTCTTTTTAATAGTGTGATTAGCCATACTATACCCCCTTATACTGTTACCTCGCGTAGTATTGTAAACCTACCACGCATTAAAGTATAAACGTCGTCGCCTAGCTCCATTTGTAAATCGTAATAGTATCTAGCTAAATCTAGGTTTTTAGTCTTAGTTGGAGCGATATACACTACATAAGTAGCTACGTCCTTACTTTCGTTGTAATCCGCTAGGGTTATCCCGTCCGCGCTCTCTTCTCCGTGTGCCGACGTCGCCGTAAAAAATATAGTTTGCTCATCTGCCACACTAAAAGTAAAAGTAGGGCGCTTAGCCGCAGGCGTACCAAGTTTTAACCCCGTTAATTGAAAGTTAAAGCTCAAAGTATCGCCCTTAACTATGTCTATATCTTGCGTTACCGCGTTTAAAAAGTCTTGTCTATTTATCATGTTTAGCCCCCTTTATATCCAACGTGAGTATTTATCTATTTCTACGCTTGTTAGCGTTCCCGTAACTTTTACTGTATTAATACCAACGGGTATTACTAAGTTATTATAGTCGCCCGTCACTTGCCTATTAATATAGTTGCCGTCTGTGTCTGTGGCGTTCATTCCTACCACGTCTATTATAGCGGTTGTAGTTGTTCCGCCTAGCTCAACCTCTAAAACTTGCTTATTGTTAACGTAAATGTTAACCGCTCCGCTACCTTTAATAGTTATAGTAGGCTTACTATAGATGTTACCCGTATTTCTTACGGATATATTAGCTATAGTAGCGCTATCGGTATTTGTCCAAGTTATTGGCAGCTCTTCCGCAGATGTTTTAAAAGGTTGCACGTGTAGCACTACGTTAGCCGTTCTAAAGCGTATGAGCTTTTCAAAGTCTATTTGCTCATATATTGCAAAGTTATAAACTTTGTCGGGTTCGTTGCTAAAAACAACTTGCCCGCTAGAGTTAAAGTACTCTATAACCTCGTTAATATTAAAATCGCCTTTTAATCCGATTAGTATAGCTCGGTCGTAAGCTGCATAGCCTAAAGTTGTAACTATATCGCCGTCCCGTCCGTCTATCTCTTCTATCTCGGTACGCATAGCGGGCTTACTTATTGGCGGCAAGCTCTGTATAAGTAGCCCGTTTATGCTCTTAGACGATACGCCGTTAATAACTAAGTATGGTATCATCTGTTAGCCCCTTTCTTAAGTGTAAATAGCGTTGCTTACTGTCTTTTTAACAAAGCTGCCTACCTCGTCGTCGTCCAACTCTACTTTAACTTGCGTTAATGCGGTCTTAAAAGCGTTAACAATGTCGTTATACTCGTTATTGCTCATGTTATTAACATTTTGAGCTTTAACAGTACTAGCCAATGGCGTTAACATTGCTTGGCTAAGCTCTGCCGCTAGTTGTTTAATCCAACCCGTGTTATTTTCAAGAGGTATAACCGCCTCGCGCCCTGCCTCTCCAATCTCTGCAAGCGTTGGACTATCAACTATACCACCTTTAGCAAGTCTAGGAAGTTTTAGCCTGCTTAGCTTGCCAATGTTAACCGCGGGTATTTTGTTAATAAGGTTAATAGCTCCGTTAATAAGGTCTATAGCCTTATTTATCGTGTTTTGTATCATGCTAATAACGCCGTTTATACCACTTTTAACCGCTCCGCCTATAGCGTCGGCTATAGATGAGCCTAGCTTACTAAACGTGCCTTTTATCTTGTCCCAAAGGTCGCTAAAGAATGACGTAAACTTACTAAACACGTTTTTTATATTGTCCCAAGCGGTACTAAATACGCCTTTAAACCAATCGGGCGCACCCTTAAACACGTCAACTACTTTATTCCAAAGTCCCTTAAAGTTGCCTATAAGTGCGCTAAAACCTTTAATAACGCCCGTTACTATGCTTGGTATGGCTTTTATAAGTTTTACCGCCGCTTGCGCTTGTGCGGTTACTAGACTAAGCCACAGTTTAAGCGCGCTTTTTAATAGTGTTGGTATGCACTTAACCAAAGCTAAACCTACTTGTATAACTATCTGCGGTATCATTGGTATTAATTTCTCAAGTAATAAAGGAATAGCTAAAATTATGCCGTCTAGCAATTCTAACGCCCCGTTTATTAGCATATCTATATTACCTATCAAACTATCGCAAATTGTGCTTACAATCTTTGGGACTTGAGGCAAAAGCTCTTTACAAATAATTGGAATAGCTAATAATATCCCGTTTAGCAACTCCAAAGCTCCCGTAATTAGAGCGTTTGCGCCTTTTATTAGCCCGTTTGTAATTGCGCTAATTATCTTAGGTATTTGAGGCGTCAATTGTTCTACTATCATAGGAATAGCTAAAATTATGCCCGAAAATAGTTTTAGCGCTCCGTCTATAATTATATCTACACTCTTAATTAGTGATGAAACTACGCTATTTATAATTACCGCCACTTGTGGCAACAGTTGTTTTACAATCGTTGGAATAGCTGACACAATCCCGTTAAGTAGGACTATTGCCGCGTCTAATATCTGCGGCGTGCCTTTTACTAATATTTTTACCACGTCGGGGATTAGCTTAGATATTAGTACTAACGCCTCGGGTAGCACGGAGCTAATACCTCTCAAAATATTATCAACTATTTGTATCCCAACTTTTAAAAGTTGCGGCGCTAATCTTGTTATACTTTTTATAGCCTGCGGGATAATGTCAACTAATAGCTTTACTAACTTAGGCGCTACGCCCGCTAGCCCGCTTATTACGCCCTCTAGGCTACTAATAAGCACGGGTAAAAGTTCCCCTATAAGCGGCGGTAGCTCTTTTAGGATAATTGGCAAGGTTTGCTTAATTAATCCGTCTACCATTTGCCCTAACCCGCTTATTACTGTCTTAATCCTTGGTATAAGGTTGTTAGCTACAGTTACTACGCTATCTACAAATTGACTTATTAACCCGCTAAAGTTGGCGTTATCGTCTGCCATGCCCGTTAGCAAGTTTTGCCACGCCGCACTCATTGCCGCGGTACTTCCGCTTATGGTTTGGCTTGCCTCTTTTGCCGTAGTTCCCGTTATACCCATTTCCGTTTGTACTACGTGGATAGCGTCGTATACGTCGTTAAGGTTTTTAATATCATACTTAACCCCGCTTAGCTTTTCCGCGTCTTTTAGTAGTCGTTGCATTTCTTCTTTAGTGCCGCCGTAGCCTAGCTTAAGGTTATCTAGCATGGTGTAGTTTTGTTTTGCAAAGCCTTGATATGCGTTTTGTATGTCTTGTATATTGCTACCCATTTTATTAGCATTATCCGACATATCTTTAATAGCGGTATCGGCAGCTTTTGCCGCCTTTACTGTGTCGCCGTCCAAAGATGATACAAGAGCCGCGCTAAAGCTCGTTACTGTTTCCATGTAAGTATTAGCGTCCATGCCTGCCGTTTTAAAAGCATTAGACGCGTTTTTAGTTACTATGTTTTGGGCTTTTTCAAGCTCTCCGTACTTGCCTTTAACTTCTTTAACGCTCTTACCAACGCTTTTAGCGTACTCTTTAAGCGTAAGCCCGTTAGTTCCGAAAAGGGTTTCTACGCCGCCTACTAGCTGCTCATAGTCTGCGTAGTTTTCTATGGCAGCTTTTCCAAGTGCTACCGCGCCCGCGCCTGCTGCCGCTAGCCCTGCGCCTATAGCTTTTAAAGCTCCACTTGCTACACTCTTTAGCCCGTCGAATTTTTTACCCGCGCCCTCTGCGCTTTCGCCTACGTCGTCTAGCCCCTTGCCTGCCTTGCTTGCCTCGTCGTCGGTCTCTTCAAGTTCTTTATTCATTTTGTCTAAAGAGTTCTCGGCTTTAACTACGTTAGCCTCTGCGTTGTTAATCTGCGTACGCATTTTACTAAGACTTTGAGCCATGCCGTCTTGAGCGCTTTTACTTTCGCCTAGCTCTTTCTCCAAGCTATCTACTACTTTAGCTTGCTCTTGGTACTCGCTCGAAGTAGTGCCAAGAGTACTTTTTAATTGCTCAAGTTTAGCCTTTTCGGCGTTGTAGTTTTTCTCAAGCTCACTAGTTTTTTTAACTTGTTGGTCGTACTCTTCCGTCATGTCGCTATAGCTTGTTTTTAAGTCTGCTATAGCTTTCTTTTGCCCCTCGATTTTCTTAGTAAGGTCGGCACTTCGGGCGCTCAAGTTAGCCGTTGACTTGTCGCTACTTTGAAACTGTGCGCTCATTAACTTCATATCGCTACTTACTTCGCGTAGCCCTTGTTGTATGTTTTTAAGCGCTTTCTTGTACTCTGTCTCTCCCGTGAGCTTGACGCTACCGCCAAAGCCTGCCATAGTTGCACCCCCTTATTTTATAGCCACTCTTCCGCTTGTTGAGCTTTTCTTTTAGCCTGCGCGTATGTTGTACGTGTAGCGGTTAGTAAAAGCTCATAATCAAAGTTATCTTTGTAAAGTTGATACTCTGCGTTAAACTCTCTTATAGTCAAGCGCCCTACCTCGTGGCTAGTTAATGCTAGTTTAGTCCTGCCTATAAATTTAAACCATGCAAAGTTAATAGTAGGGTCTGTAACTTCGTCATGGATTATTAGTTTTTTTCGTCGCTTTTGGTACTCTCGACTACTGTATTATTAAGAGCAAGAGCCGCGGCACTTAATCCTATCTCGGATATAATACGCCCTACTTGTTTCTCGGTAAAAAATGCTCTTTGCTCGTCGTGTTCTTCGTTATAAATGTCTATGCCCTCGTTAATCATGCAAGTTAACCCAAACTTAATAGCTTTAGCGTTTGGCTCTGCTGCCGCCTCTGTAAGCTCGCCCCATGCCTCAACGCTCCCGTATTTCTCTTGAATTTCTTCCATAACATTTAAATTAAAGACTAACTCGTACTCGTTACCCTTATAAGCTATAGTCTTATCTAATTCTACTTGTTTACTTGCCATAGTTAAATACCTCTCTTTCTTAAATTAGGGCGGTAGCTAACCGCCCTATAATATGATGAAAAAACAACAAAAAAATGTATGAAAAATGTTACTCGTCTCTATAAACCGCGTATAGTGTTACGTCTCCGCTTGGAGTGTAAGGACTACTTACTAGAGTTGTTGAGCTTGTGGACAAGCTCCAACCTAAAAACTCTTTACCCTCGGGCGCAGTAATGCCAATACCACTATTAAGCGTTACGCTCTCGCCTGCGGTTACGTCTACGTCTGCTACGTCGCCCGTGCCGCCCATAAGGTCGTATGTAAGTCTATAAGTCTGCCCTGCTGCTGCCATAAGGTTTTTAAGATAAGTTAGGGCGTCTGTCTTAGTTGTAAAAGTCTTAGTCTTGCTCCATGTTCCGTTAACGTCTCCAAGTGCAGCTACTACACCCTCAACGCTTGGAGTACTAAACTCGATACTTTCGCCCTTAGTGTTCTCGTCCTTACTAGGCTCGCTAAACTTAGTTTTATAAAGAAACTCTACTTTATAGCGATAAGCTCCGTTAACCATTTTAGTTACGATCCTACCAACTCCGACATAAGGCGCTACGTCTGTAGATGATTTAACTACTTCGCCCTCGTCGTCGATTGTATGCCCCAAAAGTGGAGCAAATACGGCGTCGTCGTCGTCTGTTACTCCAAGTGTAATAGTACCACTTGCAAAGCTAGTGTCGCTTTCTGCTAGTGCGTCGTCGCCGTAAAGTGTCGCCTCGTTGTTTGTAATGTCTACCGCACAACTAACGGCTTTACCCAACTTTCGCGCGCCTGCATAAGTAGCCGTGCCGTCTGCGCCCTCTGTAAGTGGACTCCACCATATATTAGTTAATCCAATATTAGCCATTGTCTGTTACCTCGCTTTCCTTTGCTAAGCAAATTGTCTTATGATAGTATTTAGTATCTCGCTCGTATAAGTCGGGGCTATCTCTGCTAGGTTGATACGTCCAACCCGCCGCGGTTAGCAAGTCAATTAATCGACTTATAACCTCTAAGTAGTTCCCCTTGCTATATACGTCAAAGTCGTAAAACTCTACACAACCTAGTATAGCGTCGTCCCCTGCAAGTACGCCGTCTTTGTCTAGCTGCATATAAGTTACGTAAGTTTCGGCGTCGCCGTCATAAAACATAAACGCCACGGGTACGCCTAAATCTTCTAAAGTTGTCTCTATTTCTTCGTTAAAATTGAATAACATAAGCTATTACCCCTTTGGTATGTATTTATCCTGCACCGCCTGCATAGCCTTATTAATTTTAGCCCTATTAAAAGACTTTCTCATAAAAGGCTTTTTAGGGTATGGGCTATTACTTCGCCCGTACTCTGTCACATTTGCAACAAGGGGCGCGGGTATGCGCTCCCCGTTGCGGTTTATAAAGTAACCATAAAAGGCTACTTTAGTATTAACGCCGTCGTCGCTTGGCGTTTTATAGGTTCTAGAAACTTTTAAACACTTCATAATGCCGCTTGAGTACCAACTAGACGGCACGCTAGTTTTTATGTTGTTATACACTAGTCTAGCCCCCGCCTCTGTCATTTCCGCAAGCATTTTATCCGTATTTTTCTCAAGTTTACTAAATTGCTTAATAATATCGTTAGGTAGCTCCGCTTTATACTTTGCCAATCTGCCTCACTTCCTTACATTGTAGCTCTAGCTCTTCGTTAGCCTCGTTAACGTTGTTAATATATTCTATTGAGTATACCTTACCTTTAAATTTAACTATCATGTCGTACGTTATAGTTGTTTGTGGGTATCGGATAGTAAAGCGCGTTAGTGCTTTTTCGTAGTCTGTGTTATTCATTATAAGCGTAAAGCCCTTAGTCGTCTTTACTTCCGCGTATGGCTGCATTATTAAAGTTTCAACGTCCGCAGGAAAGCCCGCCGCGTCTTTTCCTTTTGTTATTTTGTATATGCCTATACGCTTTTTAAATTTGCCCGCATTACTTACAATACTCATTATAATAAATTCCTTTGGTATAATCCTAAAGTAGTCTCAACTACTCGGTTAACGTTACTATTATCTACATACAAGGCGCGATTATCATACATATCTTGGCAAAGCACATATACTACAGTTACCATATCTACGTAATTGTCAAGCGTTCCCTCGTCCTCTATGCCCGTATACTTGAGTATATAGGCTATTGCTATTTGTATCGAAGTCGTTAAAAAGTCGGCGTCACTTTCTGTTAGCTCGTCTATCCTCAAGTAGTTGGCAACGTCTGCCGCCGTAATGTCGCTAACTTTATTAATCATAGGTTAACCCCCTCTCGGGGCTTAGTCCCCGCTCTTCTTAGCCCTTGTAGGCTTTTTATTTGTAGTAGCTCTAGCTTTAGACTTATTGGCGGGCTTGATCTCTTCGATATAACCCGCCTTTAAGAGGTCTTTAGCTATGGCGGGGTCTGCAATCCCTGCAACTTGCCCCTTTTCCATAGATATAATACCGCTAAAGCTAACTTTAGCTTTATAGTTCATTTATTGCCCCCTTACTCGGCAACATAAACCGCGTATAGTGTTACGTCGTCGCTTACTGTATAAGGGCTTGTAGCGTCTGCCTCTGTGGCGTCGCTAGTTGTCGCCCAACCGCTAAACACTTTATCGCTAGGCGGAGTAAGCCCCGCTCCGTCGTCAAGAGTAATAGTATTACCCTTAATAGCGGTAGCCGCCTCTACTGTACCCGTTCCGCCGTTAGCGTCATAGGTTACAGTAGCTACAGATACGTTAACTACGGCGCTAGCCTTGTCGGTTACGTCGTAAGTGCCATTGGCGCTTATGTTAATACTACCCGTTGGAGTAATGCCGCCCGTGTACTCTTCCGCAAGCCCTGCGCTTATAAAAGAGCTAGCCTTAGTAGCCTCAATGCTTGCAATATCTCCAACACCAAGCGATATAACGCCGTCACTAAAGCCGATAAGCGCTTTAATAGTTGTATTAGCCATTATAGCACCCCCTTATTAAGAGTTAGCCATAACAAGCTTAGCGATTTTCTGCGCGTCCTCTACTTTAGCGTCAAACTCTAACCAACCAACTACACCGATAGCGTGCTGCGTTGCGTACTTTTCACGCAATACCTCGATATTCATATCCTCGCTAAACTTAGTAGCAAGTCCTCGCATATCTCCGTAGTAAATAGCCGTCTTGCCTGCTCCCATGTCGGGCATATTGTCCGATACATAAACGGGCTTACCAAGCAATGTAGAGCCAAACGGACTAGAAATATCATCATTTAGCAAGTAGTAACCCGTAGAGCTTTTAAGAGTTCTAAGAGCGGTACGAGTAGCAGGCGACATGATCCATATTGCGTTACCTTGGAAGTCGTCTTTGATTGCGTCGTGAAGTCTTACCACCTCGTCGGAAGTAATAGCGGTTGTAGCTGCTGCCGTTACGTTCTTTGTAACGCCGCTAAGTCCCTCGATTTTATTATCAGTACCATTAAGTAGCTCATTCTCGATAAAGCGCTTAATGGCATAAGCCATACGCTCTACGATAAAGTCTACAAGTGCAAAGTTTTGATTGTTAATAAGGCTACGGCTAATAAGTGTAAGAGTTCCTGCTAAAAAGCCGTCAAGCTCAATCTTATCAAAGCTACCTACGCTACTTGTAAGGTCTACAAACTCTTCCGCATAGTCTACAGTAATAGCGGTTGTATTCTCGTCATAGTAAGGTACTACCAACTTACCTTTAACGTTATACTTTGTAGAGCGCTCCAAGATAGGGCAAATATCATAAACCATAGCAATAATTTTATTGGCTATAGTTGTAGGAATGATAGCCCCGTTTGCTCCCTTAGTCAAGTTAACGGCGTCCCCTCTCTTATTCATTACTACGCCTCTTACGTAAGCGTCAAAAGCTCGCTCTTCTGCCTCTGCTTTTTCTGCCTCTTCCTTGGCTGCGGCTGCCTCTGCTGCCTCTTCTGCCGCGTCCTCTTTAAGCTCTTTCTTTTCGTCCTTAATTTCCTCATGGATTTTAAGAGCCTCTTTAATCTTACGCACGTCGTCGCGGATTTCTGCGAGTTCCTGCGCCTCGTCGTCTGTAAGCTCTCTCTTGTTTGTTTCCGCGTCGTTTAAGATTGCCTCGGCGCGTGTGATAAGGTCGTTCTTTTTCTCGATTAATCCCTTATAGTTCATAGTGTCTAGTCTCCTTTCATTTCATTAATGATATTATGGTATTTTGTATAATCTAACGCGCCGTTATTTTCGTCCGCGTGATTATCTGTGTTATTGTCGGGTTGCTCTTCCTGCTCAACCCTTAGCTTTACGTCACTCTCTACAAGGTCGCTTATATTTAAGCTCTTGTCTGCCGTCCTTACGGCTACGAGTGTCCCGTCATAGGCGGGAACGTGTGAGCGGTCTATTAAGCTAACCTCGTATAAGTCTAAGTCTTTTACGTTTCTTACTGTTAGCCCGTTTTCCTCGCCTACTTCTACGTCTCTGTCAGTAAAGCCAAAGCTCCAACCTTTAAACTTGAGCTTGCCGCTCTTGGCGTCTGCTACTGTCTGCGGGTCGGTTATAGTTGCCCTCGCTTTTAGCCCTATACTATCCTCGTATAGTTCTAAGTTGCCGTCTTTAATCCCGCCAAGGTCTCTAGCCCAATCATGATTAAGAAGTATACGGACGTCCTCGGCGCGCTCTAGCGCCCTTTTAAAAGCTCCAACCTTAACCCGCTCTACAAACTTACCCAAGCGGTCGTTAAGTGGTTTACTAAGGCGCTCAACGGCGTTAACGTAGCCGTCTATTTCTATCTTATCTTTAGTAACTCTTATATTCATTATTAACCCCCTTTGGATTAGCACTAGGGGGATTACCCCCTAGCACATAGTAAAAGTATGAAAAAGGTTATACCTCTTAATCTGTTGTATTCAAAACCCACGTAATAGTAGGTATTCCACTACTTACCGAACACTCAAGATGATATGTTCCGTCTGTCGTAGGTGGTTGCGGAAGTCCTAACTTCGCTATCTCGTCAACTGTAAACTTCTTACATTCTCCAATTACGTTATCCTTTTGATAGCTTATATATAACGCCGAGCCATTGTAGGTTATTTCTCCCCTTGATAGTGGCTCTCGTGTTACTGATATTCGGTGTCCTATTGTCGTATCAAGCCTATAGGCAACCTCTGCGCCTATTGTTGGTGTCGTTCCTGCAATATATTCGTCTCGGTCGGAAATCCATTCACGTGGAAGTGTTTCGCCATTATAACTAGCTATATATTCCCAAAATTGATTATAAAAGCTATTTTCGAAAAATACTCTTCCGCCGTAATATGTGTCACCTAGACTTGCAATGTATTTATTGTCATATTCATCTGTCAATGTAGCATTATTTTGTCCACTTATAGGGCAGATGTTAGAGTATGGTTCGTAACTTGTAGCGGTTGAACCTTGCTCCAACATTATCTTGGCACTATAATTATAAGATGAACCTACATCAAATCCTTCTAGAATAAATCTTGCCTCATCATACTCACTTTCAAGTTGAAATGCTACGGATTTTCGAGTTTCGGTCAACGACACACGTCTAACCTCTTCCCCGTTGTTTCGAAATACTATCGAGATTTGAGATGAACCCAAAGAGCCTTCTACGTCAACACTCAACGTATGATTCGAGCCGACTTCCACTATTGGAACATTTGTCATGCTCAATATTTGATATGTGTATGCCGCAGTTCCGTTGATTGAAAATTCAGATTCCGTGTGAGCAAAAGTCATTCCTGCCATAGTAGGCGTATCTGATTCAAATTCTAATTTTAATTTATTCTTTCCCGCACCCCCTGCCCAAGGCTTATCGTATCCGTGCAAATCTTGGGTAGGTAAGAATTGCATTTCCGTATCTTGGATAACATCATAGCTCGGTAGGTCTACGGGTGTCCCGTCCTCTGTGTATACTGTGTCCATTCCCTCAACGCTTGATTTAATTTTTTCGTCTGCCTCGTACACTCCACCACTAAATACAAAGTTTTGGCTATCTTTGGTTGGTTTTAAATCAATATTACGGGTTGGCATTAGCCCAAGGTCGGCGCTTGTCTTGTTACCTGTCAAAGTGACACCATTGACTTGTGGTAGATTTGTCAACTGTGTATAATCGCTTGTTCCACCGCCACCATTTCGTTTAAAGTTCATTGTCATATAATCCATACATTAACCCCCTATCGGTTGCCAAGCCTCGCCGTCGAAGTAATAGAAGAGGTTAGTATCTAACTCCCAAAAGATAGAATTAACCGCGCAAGTGGTCGGCTTGTCGTCTGTTGATAATCCTTTAAAATCGTGGTCGTCAATTACTTTGTTATCGTTATATGTTATCATCATTTACCCCCTTTACATTTCTATATGCTCGGTTGTCTCTGTGTTTCCGTCTGCGTCCTCTGTCACGTCGGCGCTTTTAACTGTCCCCGTGTTCGGAGTGAAGTACTCGCCCGTCTGTGTGTTGTAGAGTACCGCAGCTAGTCCAAAGTCTATTACGTCTAGCCCGTCTATCTCGTTTAAGTTTTCGTCGCGCCTTAACTCGTTAATAGTCTTTAGTCCCATTTCCCTAGCTATCTTATAAGCCTCGTATCGCTCTTTTATATTGGCTCTAAGTATCTCTTTAACATCAAAGCTAAAGAAGTACTTACCCTTTTCTTTTTCAAGCAATAAATCGCGGTTTAGCGCGGTCTCAAAGGCTTTTATAATTGGATATATAGCCCTTTTAAAAGTAGTGTAGTAGTCGTCGCTTATATGAAAGATATTATTTATCTCATCTTGCAAGGTCTTTTTACTCTCGTTTAGCTGCATTTCTACGGAGCTATTGCTAGCCTCTTGAAACTCTAGCCCATTGTTAAGTACTACTACGTTACTTTGGTCGTTCCCGTATAGGTTAGCCCACGCCTGCTTTAGTAAGTCTATCTCTTCTTGTCCTAACTTGCGTTGTGCCTTTAAAAATCCCTTTTTATTGCCCCCCGACTTAACTAACATGAGTTGATACTTAAGAGTATTAAAAGCGGTCTCTAAAGCCCTGCTTACCTCTTCGCACAACCCAACGCCGCTAGCTCCGTCTTTAGTATTCCTTAAGAGCTTTATAAACTCGAACGGCTCAAACTCTTGGTCGTAGCAAAAGATAGTATAGTACTTGTCTAGTGGGTTAGGGTCTCTATATATGCTTATAAACTCGTCGGGTATATATTTAAGAGCTACAACCTCGTTACGCTCTTTCTCAATCCAACAATAGCCGCCCTTACCTAGTAAGTAGTCCTCAACAAGAGCTTTTTTTAGTTGGAAAGCGTCCAACGTGTCGCCCGTGTCAGTATTAAGCATTGTTACGCGTGGATCTCCGTCTTCCTCTTCTACTTTGCCCTTTTTATACTTGTATAATTTAACGGGC